AGAATTCGAGCGCCATAGCATTGGAGCAAGTCCTCAGGAATTACTGCTCGTTTCCAACCGTCCATCTCGATCTCATACGTTCTACGTAAGAAGGACTCGACATGGCTGATAGGATACTTCGCGCGCAGCTCGTCACGATCGCAGAACTCGGCCCTTAATGGCTGAGAACGGATCATCTTCCTGCACCTTTCTTGTAAGGCGTCAGAATCCTCTTTACTGAGCAGAGGATTGCCAGATCTGGCGAAGGTAGTGATGAGGCGAAGTTCAGAAACGGACGCAGTCCAGGACCCAAAACGAGAAACGAAGCGTCGCCTGTACGCATCGAGCATTGAAGGCCTAAGCCAGCACGAGATCATCTTGCCATGAACAGCGAGATTCTCTTTCATTTGTGCTGCCTCAACTGCACTAGCCTCGGTGGATATTTTCCAGGCGAATTGAGATAAGAATCGTCGCTCAATGTAATGATCATACATGAGACGACTATCAAAATCTTTCTTCAAGCCTAATCCTCCATAGGATGGTGGTACGTTGAGCTTCAACTTTCTCTTAAGGTCCCAGACATAATTCCGGAATCGGCAACGCATGGAATCAGAGTTCTTTACTGAGCAGAACTCTTTCCATTCGCGCTGGGGAGAGATAAAATACTGGTTGTGACCCGTTAAACAGGTCACGAGCGAAGGTCGAACAACGTTCATCCGACCTTTTCTTGTCCACAATTCCGAGTTTATCGTAAAAAACTCAGGATTAACCAGCGTCTTACCCCTCGAGACGATTCCACCAATGGCTTGGACTCCACGAAGCCAATCGCTCTGACAATGGCGACTGGGAGACGTATCTAAGATCAAGATATCGTCCCCGTTGACACCCATGTTCCGAATGCTCATCAGGAGACCCAAAGACTTTTTCGGATCGGAATCGATGAATTTATTGATCCATTCATCACCCTTCGTGAAAAGGGCTGCCGTCAACGACAAGATGCACAAGAAGGGGAAGCTGATCACGCTCCCCATCAACTGGCCTCTCGTCTGTTTAACCGTTTTGCTGAACACCGCCCTAGTTGTGAAGGCGAACATCTGTCGAAGATCGTCGACAGAGATGAGTTCAGGATAGATTTCTTGAAGCCGTCTTAACAAGGCCTCTAGAATCCGTCCATCAAAATTATCGGTAGCAGATTCCAAGTCTCCGGAAATGAACACTCCTGGTGCCTCAAGGCCGCGCTTAACGTTGTTAAACCAAAGCTCCACGTCCCCTCCAAAGACGGAGAGCGGAAGCTTACGGAAGCAAGACGAGATATACTTATTGATCCAAGCATATCTAGTATTGAACACCGAGTCGATCGTAATGACTCGGATCTTGCCGCCAGTATAAATGGCTACGACACGAACAGTGCGCTTTTGGCATTGAACATTCAGAACATATTGGGCGAAGCGCTTGCCACCCGTCGCGAGAGAATTTTCGACGCAGGAACCTTCAGGAACAGGTTCGACTGCAAAGAAAGGGAGAGGGTCTTGACCTTCTACTATTGAGTCTAGGATTTTCACAGCTATAGCTACTGCTGTATCATCCACAGGACGGCCGATCGGAG